TTATGCGGGCGCGGTGCCGAGCAGCTTTGCGGTCATTTGAGTGCCGCCAACACAGATCGTGTAAGAACGAAACATGACAGTCCCTGAGGCGGGCAGATCATTGAGATTGATCGTGACGCTTTTCCCTTCTCCCTCCAAAGAAAGAAATTTCAGGTTTGGGGCGAGTTTAACGGTCACCGTTCCATCAGTGCTCTCAAAGGCTCCATTCTTGGTATTCGTCGTGATCGAGCCTGAATCATCGACATCCTGGCTCTCCTTCACAATGGCATTCCGTCGCACACCGCTGCGGATCGCCGCGATTGGGTGCTTCATCGGGATGCTGCTGTCTCCCCCAGGTATGTTTCCGGTGGCTCGTGTGTCCAGATTCTGGCTTGGCTTCAGCCGCTGAAAGGCCCGCGACATCTCCAGATAATCCTGTGCCGCCATGTGGTTGGGCGGCCCAAAATTAAAAGTCGTGGTGCCGTAGTGCAGCTGATGCGACACGCCCTGGATCTGGGCATTCATCGCAGCCCACTCAGCCCGCTGTCCGGTGATGTTCACCACACGTCCTGGGATCATCGTGAGGTCGCATTCCTCATCGGTCACAGTGATCGCTCCTTGGTAATGGAGCACACCCAGAGCAGCCAGCAGCTTCACCGCGATGCCAGTAGGCATGGCCTCAGGATCAAACGTGCCGCCTGCATAGCCGCCCATCACGAGAGTATTCTCATACGTGTTCGTGACCAGATCAGTCGCCGTGCAGTCCACTTGCACCACCTCTTTGCTGAGCTTGTAGCCCTTCTCGGTATGGTCAGGGTCATTGTAGGTGCGGATGGTCAGATATCCGGTAGCCCGCACATAGCGCAGATGAGCCGACTGATTCATCCAGCTGGGAATGCTCCCCTCCAGGATTTGATTACTGCAGCCGTTGATGTCTGTCAGATCTTCTGCATCAGCATTCTCAGGTGCGTCCGGGTCCAGCTCCAGGGTTGATCCCTCTCCGACCACGACATCAGCAGGATTTGCGTTGATGTTTGCATTCCGCACCCACCATGCGGGATCTTCAATGTCGATCGCTTCCACCGCGATGTACTGCTGCTCTGTGACCGGCTGTTGATAGGTAGGCAGCTCAGTGGGCGGATTCAGCTGTAGCTCAAAGGTGAGCACCCCGGGTCCGGAGGCATCGCCAGCCTGGTCGATCATTCGGGACGGCGTGCCATCGAGCAGATAGCCGCTATAGGTGATCTTCACTCCGGTAAAGAGCAGATCGGGTCGCGCCTGGATTTCCTGACTGATCAGCACACCTGTTCCGAGCGAAACCGTCTGTGCCGTGGCAGCGCTTCGCTGTGTGAAATTCAGCGTGGGAGGATCTGTCGTATAATCAAACCACGGCACCGCATCCGGCACATAGCGCAGCACCTCATGCAGCGCCGTCGCAAAGGTTCCCACCACGTCCACCGGCTGTGGCGTGATCAGAAAGCCCGCGCCATAGCATTCCCCCATCTGCATCTTGTCGCCGAGGTGGAACCGGTTGCAGCTTGCCAGGATCCACGCCAGCGCCGTCCTAGGCGTCATTGGCAGCACTGGCAGGCCCGGCGTGATGCTGGCAAACAATGCCACTGTGGTCGAAGCACGCGGCACGAAAAATTTCAGCGCACTCGTGCCTGAGATGGTGGCCGCATTGTTCAGCGTCACCGTCGTTCCGACGATCGCCGTCACATACGTCAAAGCTGGAATACCCGTGCCGGTGACGCTCATCCCAGCAGACAGGCCGGTCGCAGACACCACCACCACGTCATACGATCCATTGGTGAGAGTGGAAGAGCGGGAAAAAACCGCCACCCGTGAATCAAAGACATTCTGTGTGATGGAGCCCGTATTCAGAAAAAACCACGCATCCTGAAACTGCACCGTGATTCCCTCAGAGATCCCTTCCCCCGTCCGGCGCGGTGCCATCGCATGCCCACGGAATACGACAGCATCATCACGCCGAAGAATGACCTTGTCCTTGTAGCTGAACGGCACATCGGCATCCAGCATGCCCGGGAAATGCAGCGTCAACACCCCGGGCTCAAAACTCGTGAAGGCAAGCGTGGACGAATCATCAGCCCCCCATTCAGCGAGAGTCTGAATTGTTCCTTCATGCTCCAGAGTCCAGGTGGCCACGGCTCAGATCCTCAAGGGGTGATTGTGACGGTGCCGTCCTGATGCACCGTGATGGGCAGAGCTGGACTGCAATACTCATCAGGCAGGAAATCAGACCGCTGCTTTCCCAGCATGGCGGCACATTGTTCGATGTGCGCCACATTCAACGCCGCAAAGGCAAACACCTTGGCCGCGTCCGTGCCCATTTTCTCCAGAATGGCCGCAGGGGTGGCACCCGGGCGCGGATTGCGCCACAGATCATTCCATTTGCCGATGTGGTCAGCAGCTCGGGCCTTGATCTGGTTCACGATGCCCTCGCCCATGGCCTTGGCAGTCAGCTCAGCAGCAGATGGCGGGGTGGAGGTAGAGTCAAAAATCTGAGCCTGCATAGACGATGCAGACAGCATGCAGAAGATGACGATCAGTAGTGTTTTCATAGGAGGGTTGAGTTTGGTTTGAGGTTGGAAAATCAGTGAACAAGCCAGTTGGTCCCATCCGAGATGACTTCGACGAAATAAGACCCGCCACCACTCACGGTGGTGTATGGGGTCCGGCTCGTGGCATCTGTTACACAAGCCTTGCTGCCTGCTCCGCAGGTGCTGGCGCTGGGCAATCCTGCTACCGTATAGCTCTTGATCTTGAGAGGCTGCATTAAATCGGTGGTATTGGCTCCGATCTTGATCTTGTCCGCACCGCCGCGCATCAGGTACATATCACGCGCGGTGCCGCCGCCGCTTCCCACCTGAGTTCCCACATGGCACTCATTCGCCGTAGTCTGCCAATCGGCAACGAAGGCCTCCCAGCTGGTGCCGTTCGACCATGTATTATAGACAGCGAGATTGGCAGAATGCGAATTGCTGAAAACATCGAGCACATAAGATGCCGTGCGCACAGCGTTACTCACCGCACCTGTCTGGCCGGAATACATAAGGCCAAAAGTGACTACGCCGCCATTTTCAAAGGCGAACTGGTTTCCGCCATTGGCTTGATTGCGGCCAATGACTGTATTCGCGTCCCACAAGACACTGTTGTAGGCGTCAGTGCGGAGATAATTCCCGCTGTATCCGAGATGAAGGCCGTAACCGGTGCTGATCGTAATGTCATTCCCAAAGGTATTCACTCCGCTGAAGGTATTGCTGCCGTTAAGCAGCGGGACCGTAGCACCGCTTGTGCCGATGATCCCGTAAGTCAGAAACCCGCTTGCTCCATTCACCGCATTGGCAAGAGCGCCTTTTACGCCACTACCAGGCGTGAGCTTCTGCACCCAGACGCCGTCTGTGATCAGAATGTCATCCGCGCCAGCTCCGCTCGTGGTCGTAGTGCCAATGGTGATCCCATTACTCGGCGTCACCCACACCGGATCAAAGCCAGCTCCCTGCGTCTTCAAATACTGCCCATTGGTACCTGGAGCCAGAGCTACCCATCCGGATGCGCCTCGATAAAGAACCGTGCCACGGGTGCTGCTGATGCTGTCGAAAATGGCACTGGCGGTGACAGATCCACCCAAGGCCACAGTATTACCACCCACAGTCACGTATGGATTCAGCAGCTTGGAGTTAGCGATGTTTCCTTGAAGCATCGTATTCGTCACGGTCCCCGAGTCAGCTGACGTAATCACCGTGGCATTCACGCTGACATTCGGCAGGCTGATGACGCGGTCGGCGCTGATGCTGTTCGGCGGCTGTAGGCGCATTGTATGCCCGTTGTTGAGCCACTGGATATAGCCGGGCTGCAGCTGCGCAGCGGTGCCAGCAATACCCGCGTATGAAATGAATCCAGCCCCTGTAAGCGATCCGTCAGAGGCGAAGATTGTCAGCTTGCCAGCATCCGCTGTCCCTGCGCCGCCCGTTGAGGTGCCACCCAGAGCGCCAAGGAAGACATCAGCACCTGTGATGCTCATGCCGCCCTCAAAGATCAAAGCCCCAGAGCTGTTGATGCGGATGGAATGATTGCCCGTGGCAATATCTTCAATGAGCATGCCGGTATCGGCATCCTTGAAAACGGTGCGTGTGCCTGCATGAGCCAGGCAGGCAGAGATAGCCAGAGCGGTGATGATGAGGAGTCGGATCATGTTCATAGGGAATGGGTCAAACAGCCTTCCAGACTTTGGCATTCGTGCCTGCGTCGTAGTCGAGCGGCCTCACCACAAGCGTGCCTGCGGTGGGATCGGTCTGGGTCGCATCGTTGCCAGCGAAAAGCCGGAAGTGGATCGCCTGGGCAAAGCCGCTGATCTCAGGCACGATCAACATCGTGAAGCCCACGGCAACGTCAGTAGTCGTGTAGCCGTCCAGATTGTTGGGTGCGCCGCCTTCAAGGCCGGTGATAGCGGGCACGTTGGCGATCGATCGATAGTCCATTTGCGCGAGTGTACTGAGGGTTCGGCTGGTCGGATTGACGGCCAGCATGGAGAAGACGAAGCGGTTGCTGACCCCGAAGTTTTCACAGGTCACATTGCGCACCCAGGCCTGTGAGTAGGTGCGCAGCTCGGCATCCCGCTGGCCTGTCAGCACGCCGCCAGTCGGGCATTGCACAGGAATATCCAGCGCCTGCATGGCTGCCTCTTCCAGGGATGCGCAGGGAGGGAAAAACACCGGGATGTCAAAAGACAGCGCACGCGTTGACCGGTCAGGAAAGGCTTTGGGCCACGGTTCGCGCATTGGTTGTGATACCTGCGTGGTCTGCGCCAGCTGGCCTGTCAAGGCACCCGCTGCCTTGTACACGCGGCTGTAGCCATCCGTGATCGGGAAAATCGTATCACCGTCTGTCAGCGTCCAGATCATGCGTTGCCGAGCCTCCCGTTGAGCAGCTGCTGCTTGAGCAGCTGCACTTCCTTGATCACGTCGGCTACCTTTTTATCGCTGCCTTGGAACTTCTCCCGAATGGCGGGGATCAGCTCCATCATGGCCTTGAGCACTCCATCCAGCTCCGCAGGGGTGGCACCGTCCTTGAGCTGCTCGGCCGCCTTCTTCAGATCCTTGCCGGTCTCTCCCAGGTTGTTTGCCAGGTTGCCGGTGCGTTCGCCGATATCTTTGGCCTGCTGCTGCTGCTGATAGCCGGTCTGCCTGCGCTCGCCCTCCATCAGCCGGTCGCGGTTCAGCCGGTCCAGCTCACGGCGCTGCTCGGGGGTGGCATCGGGGCCAAGCTTCAGCCTGGCCGCTTCATTGCGGTTCTTAGCGGCACCGGTGTAGTCGTGATTCTTTTCCGCTTCAGCCGCATCGTTCTCTAGTTTCCGCAGCTGCTCCTCACGGGCTTTCTTTGCAGCCTTCTCCGCCGCCTCACGCTCAGCCTCGGCAGCAGCACCGCCAGCCTTGGCGAACGATTCGGCCTGCTTCAGCGCAGCCGCTTCGACTTTGAGCAATGCCAGCTGGATATCCTTCTCGATTTCCGTGATGCGTTGGCTTGCCTCGGTCTGCTCTGTTTTCGTTTTAACGAGCAGCTCCTCTTGTGCTTTGAGCCGCGCTTCATTTTCTTTCTGCCGGTCCAAGGCCGAACTGAGAGCATTTGCCGGTCCAGTATCACCCGCATCAGCAGCTGTCTTTGCTTCACTCTGCCATTTGTCAAATTTCAGGCCCTGGCCACTTTCCATGGCCTCCCTGTCTGATTTTAGCGATGGCAGTTTGCTATCGCGTTCTTTGACGGCAGCGTCGATTTTAGCAGGGATTCTCTCCAGCTCACCAAGCAGGGCACGCAGATCCTCTTCATCACCGAACTTGTTGCTTTCGATCAGTTCATTAATTTTCCTCTGTCTGGCTTGAAGCTCGAATATTTGACGCTGTGCCGCTTCCGCAGCGGCCACGTTACGGCCCTGATCAGACTGACTTCCATACTCACGCCCAAAATCTTGCAGATCCCGCTTGGCTGTGCCGACTGCGCCTTCAGTGCCGCCCACCTGGTCGCTCACATTGCCAAACTGCTGCTTGAGCAAGTCTAGTTGAGCCCTTTTCGACTCCAGATCAAAGTTTGCTTTGTCCAGTTCATTGCCGCTGTTCAGTGCGGCTTTCCTCGCATCATACTGGCTGTTGATGGCTTTCTTTTGATCAGCGTCCTTGGCGTTAGCCAGCGCGGCCTGGCGCTCCAGTTCCAGCTGGCTGTTAGCAATCTGGTTTTGGATGTCGCGCAGTTCTTTCTGCCGATCAACGATGGCGCTGATCTCGCTCTTGATGTTGCGCCAGCTCGTCGCTGCTTTTTCGACTTCAGCAACGTACTGCGACAGATCCTTTTGGAAGGCCTTGTCAGCGGCTTCTGAAGAACGTTTCAGCGCATCCTCCAGATCCTTCACGGAGCTTGTCACCTTCTCCGTCTCAGCCTTCGCCTCCTTGGCCTGGCCAAACTTTTCCCAGAGCAGATTCAGTGCGACCGCCGCAATGCTGATGGAGCCCGCCAAGCCGCTGCCCATACCAAAGGCCAGGGCCAGCTGCGGAATGTTGTTCATGATGCCCCGCAGGCCATACTGCGCGTCATCCACAAACTGTGCGGCCACGAGGGCTGTATCCCCGATGCTGCGCTTGGCGCCATCAAAGGCCTTGCCCATGGCCTGCGTGCTCTCAACGGCCTCACGCGCCAGGCGCTCCTGACGCAGCCGCGCCATGATCTGCTGTTCCAGCAGCTGCGTCTGCTCTTTCAGGCGGATGCCTTCCAGCTCCATCGCCAGCTGATCTTCTTCACGGCGGATTCGCTTCGTTCGCGCCGCTTCTTCCTCGGCCTCTTTAATCTGAAGCGCATACTCAAAATCCACCTTGCGCTGCTGGATGCGCTTTTCCTCGGCGGCGGCATCCTGCATCAGCCTCTCTTGCAGCTGCGCAATTTTCTGCGCCACCTCATCCCCGCTGGCTCCGGATTCTTTGAGAGACACATTCAGCCGCTCAAATTCATCCACCACATGCCCGATGAATTTCTTGTCCGCTCCGCCTGCTTGCAGCGTGTCTGCAATGCCTTTTTTGAGATCAGCAAAAAGCTCGTCATAGTCATTGCGCGCCTGCTGCACACCCGAGGGGTCGGCAGTAGTGACGATGCTGATTTTGACCTGGCTTTCGTCGGACATGATCGGGGATTGTCCTGGACCTGATTAGTTGGCGGGGGCGGGCGCGGGATCGGCTTTGCCTCCACGCTTGGGTTTTGTGGCAGCCTCGTCTGGCGCGGCATCAGCAGCGGGCGCAGAAGCCGCCTGTGCAGGATTGAGCGCCTGCTCATAACGCTGCACATCTTCAGGCTTCAGCGTGCTGCCCAGAGAGATCAGCAGGCGGTTGGCCGCACTGGCCAGAGCCGCAGGCTCATGGCTGGCATGCCGCGCCAGACTCGTCGCCAGCAGCATGGAGCATAGCTTGGGCAGATCAGCAGACTGCTTGCGCGCCTGCGCTTCGATCTTCTGCCAGCGGGCGTCATCAAACAGAGCTTTGATCTTGGGCAGCGCCGATGCGTCGATCTCATTGAGAGGAGTGGTAGTGTCAGCCATGGTGGGGATGAGTTGAGGTTGCGTGCTTCAAAAGAATCATGCCGGGGCCGAGGTGCCGACGTAGAGCTGGGCCACTTCCTCGCCTCCGCTGAAAGAGCGGATGCTCTGGAGCTTGAGCTTGCCCACGCTGCGCTGCTGAGCGGCAAAGCTGAAATTCTGCCCGGGCACCAGGGCGGCATTGCGCACCGCGATGTAGATGCCCGATGCCTGGGCAATGAAGTCATAGGCGGTCGTACTCTTGCGGCCTCCCAGCGCTGTGCCGTATCCAGCACGGGCCATCACCGCCGCACGTGTGATGTTCATCGGCTCAATATCCACACCCACGCCGTAGTCTGTGAGCACCACGTTTGTCACGCCGATGCCATTCACCTTGTCCTCGTCATACTTCGGTGCTGGCTTGATGGAGAATCCGCTCTCGCCCAGATCCAGGCTGTCCCAGGGCGCACCGCCCCAGGTCACCTGCCAGGCCGGATTGATGATCTCGGCAGTATCAAAGAGGTCATCGCCAGGATAGGCCACGCTCGTTTCGCTGAAGAACGAAGCCAGGCTGTTGGCATTGCCATTGAGCGGGACGACCCCCCAAAACTCCACTTCGCCGATCGGCGTCTTGCGGATGTCACCTCGGATCTCCGGCTCAGCATACACAAACGCATTCGGGATGCGGCAGCGTTTGCCGGTGGTGGTATGGATATCCAGCGTCTCATCCGTGCTGGGCAGCAAAGACGCCCCGCGCTTTTTGGCAGCGAAGGGGAAGAGCTTGGCGATGGCCCCAGCGCTGAACTGCTGAGGAGTTCCTTTGATCTTGATCATGCGACCTACCGGCACACGGTCCAGCTCTCCAAACATCGCCGAAGGGATCGGCACCACCTCTTCGGACATCTCCACTGTCCAGGGAGTTTCAGAATACAAGACGGCAGGAGTGCCAGCGGCATCGAGAACGATGTGACCTGGCTCGCGAAGAATGAGGGTGCGGTTCTGAGACATAACGTGGGTTGCTTATTCGATGGTGATTTCTGCGATGAGATCATTGCTGGCCTGCATGCCATCCTTCTGCGCGCAGACGCGCATTTGATGAATGCCAGACTCAAGGGAGATGGGTGCGGTGTAGAGGCTTGCAGCGGCATTGCCTGAGCCCGGGAAGGTGCCATCCAGCGTGTAGTAAATACTGGCACCGGCAGTGGTGCAGGTGAGAGCAATGGCCGCGCCCTCCTGTGTGACTGTCGGCGTACTGACCTTCACCAGGGCATCAGGAGTCACATGCTGGATCAATGTCAGCTCATGGCAATTCTCGCCATCTGGCAGCGGGATCTCGGTGATCATGCGCTTGAGATCCGGATACAAGGCGGAGCGGCCGCGAAAACTGCGACGGTTCAGCACCTGCAGCAGATGGGTGCACAACAGCGATGCTGTGATGCCCGTTCCTGTGCTGCCCTCATTGACGAGGCGGTTTTCGATCACCCGCACTTTCGCGATCAGCTTCATTGCAGGCGCTGCGCTGTTCACGCTTTCGCCTTCCACATCTGGCAGCATGATCACCACGGCGATCCCGCATTTGCCATTCTTCAGCTCCAGGCCGGAAAGCGCCTTTTTGATCTCTTCTTCGATCATGGAGGTTTGCCCCACAATGGGGTTTCCCTCTTCATCCTTGGCCAGCGGTGTGCGGCTCTGATAGACGGGCACATACAGCATGCCCGGATCGGCGCTTACCGCGCCAAACAGATCATCGTGCAGCTCTTGAATGAAGTCGTCTATCACAGCCGCACTTCACCACAGCCTCAGCATGCAGGCACCCCGCCTTACCCGCCTTTGCCGCACATCATCAGGCCGCTGCTGCCGTGATCTTGCGCAGATAGCCACGTGCCCCAAACTCTGCTGCCTGGGCATACTGAGCCACGGTGGGCAGAAGGCCGGTGTCCTGTGACAGCACCACAATGCTTTTGAGCAGGTAGTAGAGCTGAATCTTCTTTCCTTCTCGGCGGGCCAGAAAGGCCATGCCATTCCCGCGCCTGCTCACATACACAAACAGATTGTCAAACTCACGAGCCCGCTTGCCATAGGCCTCAGCCCGCCAGGGGATCGTCAGCATCTTGGCGGCCACAGGCTTGATCACCACAGGCCCAAAGACGCGGCGAAAGATGGCACCCGTCACAGCCAGCTCCACACCGCTGGCAGAGGCCGTGTAGCTCACCAGCTCGGCCCGCTTGGTCAGGTAGCCTGTGGGGCTGGCTCCGAGCTGCTCAGCCGTCGTATGGCGCTGCTCTGCTGCGCTGCGGATGTGCATCCGGGTGCCTTCGGCTGCCGCTGCGCCGATATAGTCATTGAGCGGCTTCAGATCGCTGAGTTCCTTCAGCAGCTCCTGGAGCACCGGCGTGCTGTCATCCGCCTTGATTTCGATGTTGAGAAGTCCGCTCATGGCTGTAACGTAACGGCATGACACTCGATGAGCTCCAGACACTCAACCCAGAAGCAGATGCAGAGCTGCTTTCCATGGTCGTGGAGTGCTCGCAAGCCGGGGAGGAAGAGCTGCCGCTTCCTGCCGAGGCCTATGAACGGTTCTAAGATCATGCCTCTTCAAGAATGGCTGCAAACGTGTAGCCTGAAGAAGTGCGGATCATGCCCGAGTTTTTCACCTTCAGCTTTGGGCTGGCAAGAAACATCACTTCCTCCTGATGAGAGAATCGCGGCGCTGCCTCATCAGCCAGGGGCCGCATATCCCGCCCGCTTTTGCTGCCACTGATTTGCAGCACTGCCTGAAAAGGCTGGCTTGAGGCAAATTTTACGGCCACTGATTTTTTATGTGAGAAAGCATTAAGCGGCTTGTCCGGCCACTTCCCTGATTTAATGATGGAGGCAAACGAGGTCAGCTCATCCAGGGTGGCAAACCCAAGCCCGCGCCAAAGCGGGCCTGCCACAGGCGTGGGCTGCACACGCTGCAAAAATTTCACTAGCTGCTGAGTTTCCTTTGAGGAGATTTCTTTGTTGAGCCGCTTGTAGCTGCCGTCAAACCAATGACGCAACACCTTGCTCATGTGATGATGCGGTGCCTGGTCAAGTGCATCTGCCGCCTCCTGAGAGGTCAGCATCTCAGCTCCAGACAGCACATCCACAGCTTTGCGGCACACTTTGTCATGGGCGATATATCCCCTCCCGCACCGTTTACCTTTATGATCCTGATGCATGCGCTTGGGCACATGCTCCGCATTGAGGCGTGGATCTTCCAGCAGCATGCTCAGGCTGTCCAAGGCATCACAAAGGCTGTCAGTATTCTTCCGCACTCCATGCGCGTATTTGCCCAGCCAAGCCAGAGGATCTGCGGCAGGGCTGTCCGGCTGCTTCACCTTCCGTGGAGGTGGTGGCGCATTGCCAAACGCAGAGTCCAGCGTGAGCTTTCCATCCTTCGCCTCCGCATTGGCGAGCACTTTCTTCAAGCGCTCCAAGGTGGCAGCGGAAAGCCCGTGGGTGCTGACAGTTTCAGGTGGCAGACTTTTCACTTCAGCAGGCACCTTTACCGGCTTGCCATCCACCTTCAACCCCCACTTGAGTGCTGCTTCACGATCTCTCACCTGCCAGCCCATGCCGCTGTTGAATCGGAAGGGCGGATGACTCACATCCAGCGCATCATTAAAGAGCGCGCTGCTGCCTATCGCTGCCCAGATGGGCGAATTCTTCAGCGCGATCATCCGACCTTCGGCGAAGGCGCTTTTACTCACGCCTTCCCATTCGATGTTCTCAGCTGCTTCCTTCCAGTCCTTAAGCCACTCACGTGGCACGCGGCGGGATTCCAGGCGCACCAGCTCATAGGCGGGGAAGAGATCCAGCGCAGCCTCGCTGAGCCCCTGTTGTTCCTGCCCCTTGCCAGCCATCAGCTGCACCTGCGTATTCAGGATGAGGTTGATTCTTTTGTCGCTGCTCAGGTCTTGCAGGCTGCCTGCACGCGCTGGTGGAATGCCAAGCGATTCATCACCGGGAAATCCTTTCACGGGATCGTATTGCAGCCGCGTCAGGATGTCTTTCAGCTCCAGCCTGAGCTTGCCCATGTCGCCGTCGTAGCCATTGGCAATGAAGCGCTCAATACGCTGCTTCAGCGCATCCAGATAAACAGCATTGGTGGTGCGTGCCGAAAAGACAGCTCGTTCACGGATACCCTTTTCCAGGTCGCGTATCTCCGCCGTCCCCATCCAGGTGGGGAAAAGGCCGCGCTTCTTGGCCAGCGCAAAGGCTGCACTAAAGGTGCTGTCGTAGGGGTTTGGAATCAGCAGAGCCATGCATCAAAACAGCCCCCCAAGCTTTTTCCGCGTGGCCCAGCGTTTAGCCTTGTTCACCACCTGCATGCTGCCACCACCGGCCTGCTGGTCAGGATCGGCGGGCGTGATGGGCTGCACCAGCTTGAAGGTGCCGTTGGACACATCACGCAGTTTGCGCATGGCCTCGTCATATTCTTTGACGCGCAGATCATCCAGCAGCGCCTTCATTTTAGGCAGGCGTGTGAAAACGCGATGGCGGATGATCACCAGCACCGAAGCCCTGAGTTCATCCGGCACCGTGCCTTCGATGCCGAGGATGTTCTCGCTGTTGGCGGCGATGTAGCCGCGTGCTTCTGCCACCGCATTGGCAATCACCTGCGCCACGACTTGAGCACCCGTGACACCATCAGGAAGAGATACCGCTGTGATGCTGGCGTATTCAGAGGCGCTGATGATGCCCTCGTCTTTGAGAGCGTCCGCTGTGATGGAGGTCCAGGCCATAGTGTGGTGTGTATTTGAAGGGAGGCTCAATGCTGCGCTCTTTGCCGTGGCAAAGAGCGCAGAGGTTGAGACACCGCTTAGCCGATGGTGAAGCTGCGAATCGCCAGATTGCTGGTGAGCACCATCTTCTCATAGTGCTCCACAGCGATGATCCACTGCTTCACACCGTGAGGGATGGAATGAACCGCGTAACGAGTGCCCTGATCAGTCGGGCTCCAGAAGTCTTTCACGTTGGAAGGATCTTCGGTGTCCGCATTTTGCAGCGCGGTGAACATCATCACCAGCGTGCCGAGAACCTGAGCCTTGGCGGTGGTAGTGGAGGAATACCGCGCATTGCTGTGCAGCACCTGATCTACACCCAGGAGTCCGGCCAGAGCCTCAGGAGTCATGCCCGCAGAGGCAAAGCCGCCGGCAGAGTTCTGGGCGCGGTGGGACAGGGCGCGCTTACTCCACGCTGTGTCACCATAGCCCACACGATTGGGCTTCATGCCGAGGATGTCGGCGGCAGTCACCAGCTCCAGGATCACGTCCTGGTCGGGATCTTTGCCATCCGTGGTGTCCCACGTCTTGCCAGTGTTGACGTCAGCGGCAGTCAGGAGGGCGATGGCGCGGCGGAGCTTGTTGATCATCAGGCGGCGCTTCAGCTTAGCCACGCGTTTCTGCTCCCAGTTCGGCTCTTCTTTGACCTCATCAAGATCCACCAGGATCATAAGACCACGGTTATCCGTCTTGCCCAGCTCCTTTTTGGAGTTGTACTTCACGCTCTTGAAGTCGGCACCCATGGCGCGCAGATCCTCTTCCGTGCCAGAGAGAAAAGCCTCCCAGTTGATGTTTTCGAGATACTCGAATCGGCGGCCCACTTCGACAGAAGGAGCGAAGAAATCCAGCTCCTGTTGCAGAATGTTGCCGCCATCCTGCCAACCGGTAGCATAGGTGGTCAGCGGCTCGGAGAAGCTGCTCTGCGTGATGAGAGAGGCATTGAGACGAGTCTCTACCTCTTTCTGCCCTGCAAACTCGGGGGCGTAGTTGACCGCCATCGCGGCGGCGACGGCGGCAGTCATGGCCTCAAAGGCCTTCTGGGCGTTGAGGCGGGTGGTGCGTTTGATCATAATAGGATGATGAGGGGTGCGTTGTTGGATTGACTTGGATTTTCAGGGCAGGTTAGGCACCAAGCACGATCACCACGGCTCCGTTGACCATGGCGGCCTGGGTGGTGGCCAGGGTGGCGGCATTGGCCACCACTTTCGTGAGACGCGGTTGGCAGGGCTCAACCTCGATCTCAAGGCCTGCGGTAGATGCGGTGCGGGACTTGCCCACCTTCCAGTAGGTGCCGGTTGCGGCTGGCGTCGTAGTCACCGTGCCGTCACCATAGCTGTACACATCCACATCTGCGGCGATGGTGCCTTGAGCCACCATCAGCACAGTGCGCTTGGCCACGCCCAGAAGGATCACGTCGATGGGATCTTCGGCGGCGTCCGCTTCATCTGGGCATACACCGAGGGGTTCATCGGAAGCAGCCGCCACCACGGCGGCATGATTGGCATCGCTGCCGCGCTTGACGAGATAGTTCTTGGTGCCGATCGGGGCGTCAGCTCGCAGGCTCAGATGAGCATGCGTGCCATCCCCTAGGGCATTGTGGCGCACGCGGCGGCGCGCCGTGGGACTGAAGGCCAGCTTAATCATGGGGATCATGATGGCGGTGACAAAGGCTGCGAGAATGAGGCAGCCCAGAACGAGTTCGATTTTCATTTTGGTTTTCTGACTTGGTTCGGTTTGTTGTGAGCTGCCTCAAAGCGCATGCCGTGAGGCAAAGGGTTGTTTACGCGGCGGCTTTTTTCAGGCGGGCGTCGTGAGCCTTCTGGGCGGCGTGGGCCTCCTCGGCCTGCTTGCGCGTCAGACCGGCGCTCATGCGGCGGCGCACCTCGTGTTCATCCGGGCCGCTCGGGAAAGGCGGCTTTTCCTTGCCGCTGGCGGCGAGGGCTTTTTGCAGCTCATCCACCTTGACGGTGAGAGCTTCATTGTCTGCGCCCAGCTTCAGATTGTCGCTTTCCAGCGTGGCAATCTTTTTGAGCGCGTCTTCAAGCTCGGATTCGAGCTGCTGTTTGGTTTTCTCGGCCATAAGTGTGAGGGTGGTGTGTGTTGGTTTGTGCGTGTGCTGTTCGGTCAGAATGATTGGCGGGTTAGGATTCAGGCTGCTTCATCGCATCAAAGAGAGGCTTCAGCTCCGGGCAGGCCTGGGCGGCTTTGTAAGCGTCGTCATAGCCGACTTTGTTTTTGACCATGTAGTCATCCGTCCACGTGTTGATGCGGGAGCGGCGCTCACTGGCATCCATGATGGCCTCTTTGCTCCGCCCCAGATTCAGGCCTTGATTGTTCAGCCTGCACGGCTTTTGCAGCATCTCTGCCAGCACTTTGTCAGGCTCGGCATTCAGACGCGTGGAGAGTGCATCATCCCCCTGCGCATCGGCCTCGGCCTTGGTGATGCGCCCGCTTTCCACCAGACGGTCAAGGATGGCATTGCAGCGGGCCTTGCGTGCCTCATCACGCTCGGAGGTGAGGGCGTTCACACGCGTTTCAAGACTGGTCTTTTCACCGTTCAGCGCATTGATGCGCGCCAGAGCGGTCTCGATGCCGGAATCAACATCGGTCACATCGCAGTTGAGCGCCGTTTTCATTTTATCGGCGCGGGCCTTTTCCTGGGCGGCCCATTGTTTCTGCTGTCCAATGTTGGCGATCATTTGCCCCACATGGGTTTGAATGACTTCATCGGGATCATCCGCATTGCACAGACCAGCGCCGCAAAGCGCATCTTTGATTTTCTTGATCATGGGTGGTTCGGTTTGGTTTTCAGTTTCGAGTTCGGCTTCAGGTTCAGCACAGGCATTGATGGCGCTCTTCACGCCTTTGATGTTGGGTCGGCTCGTCATGCCCACACTCCACAGCATCACCGGGCGTTCCCGCCCTTCGGATTGATCCTCGGTATCCCAGGCCACACTCGGGAAGGGATTCTTCTTCAGCAGAGCTTGCGCATCCGAGTTCCAGCGCATCCGGCCATTAAGGCCTTTGTCATCAGCACTCAGCTCCAGCACATCGCCTAGCTCCTGACGCTTGGGCCAGATGTCAGGCGCAAAGTCAGGATGCCCCACATAGACCTTGCAGCTGTTGATGCGTGCCAGGCGTGACAGCCTGCGGTGCCAGGCATTGAAGCGTTTTACCAAGGCCTCGGCGTCATCCTTGCCAAAGACCTGCACCGCCTCAGGCGTGCCATCAGCATTCTTTTCGCTGGTGGGCCATTCTCCATAAGGCGCGAGCTGAATCCACTCCGGCAGCTCGGCATTGATGTGGGTGCGCAGACCGGAGGCAAAGACGCGCTGGATCTCGGCGTTCAGACGCACGTTGGAGATCCGGACAAAGAAGGAATGAAGAGCGTGTTTCATGATCGTTAACGGAGAGCCCAGCCATTGACCAGGGCTGAGGCGAGAAGGGTTTCCCAGGCGCTCACCTGGGCTGAGTCCTGGCCGATGCTTTCGGGCAGATGCTCTATAAAGGAGGCCAGCGCATTCAGCCGCGTGGCATCCGGGGCACGCAGCACGTCTTTCATCTGCGCCACCAGATCAGCCCTGTCTTCAGTGGCTGCCTTGGCCAGCAGGCGGCTGGCACCAGCAAGGAATCGTTCCTCTTCAGCATCAGCATTGGCCCGCTGATTCATGAGGCTGCCAAGATCCTGCGGAGCTGGCTTGGCACCGGGATCTTGCAGCAGATCCGCGCCCGCTTTGGGCTGAGCCAGGCCAAAGCGCTCCTGGATGTCTGCCACCGCCATGGGCACACCCATTCCCACCAATGTCTGCACCACCTGCAGCAGAAGCTTCAAGTCCTCGCTCTGTGGCACGATGATTCGGATGTAGGCTTTGGGATTGGCAGCGGCCTTGGGGCCAAAGTGGAAGCCGAGCACGATGCGCTCGATCTCGTTGAGCTTCTCGCTGATGGTCAGGGCATCATCCTGCTCGATGATGTCAGTCTCTCCATCCTGGAGCGATGCGCCCGCGCTGTCCTTCGCACTCAGGGTGCCGAGATCCGCGCCACGCCACAGCGCGGTGAAGCGTCGATCCACCCGCTCCATGATGGCAGGCATGGGCAGAGATCCAGTGCCGCCCTCAGCACGGATGAGCTGGATGGGATCTTTGACCATGCCGTCATCTCCATACAGCACCGCCGCCCAATCCTGCCCAAAAGCCTCCACGGCCTCGGCCATGGCGCGGCCGGCATCGGTATCCTTGCCATGCTTGGTCCGGCCCAGCATGCCAGGCATGCCGAATTTGTCAGAGAAGGCCAGCAGATCTGCCAGCGCATTGCGCTTGGCCAGGTAGCCAATGGAGGCGGCCACCATCAGGCCGTCGCTCACCGTTACCATCCATTCACCCTCTGCCAGGGCGTTGCCTTCATACTCCAGCCCCGTGGGCAGAAAGCGCAGCAGTCCGGTGCGGTTCTCAAAGAACTGGAGGGGCACATACTCAAAGGTGCAGCCGAGCTGCTCACGCGCCGGGCTCCAGACCAGATGATGAGAAGCATACTTGTAGCTGACCGCCTCCATCATCTGCCGGATCAGCAGGGCGATGCCACCCCGGTGATTCATATCATAGGCGTTCACCGCCTTCACATTGCCCCAGAACTGCGTCAGCACGGCCTTCTGTTCCTTGGCCTCGCTGGAGTCATCCACCTGAAGCACCTGCCAGTCTCGGCGCGCCACGGTCTTTTCCCGCTTGGGCTTCACGATGCTGATCGTGTCATCCCTGAGTGCCATGGGCTGCCAGAAGGCGGCAGCCTGGCGGAAATCCCCGCGCTCAAATCCGTCCAGGGCACAGGCAAGCGTTTCGCCGGATAGACCGCGCAGCTGGGCATTGCGGATCTCACGCACATAGCGGAGAAGCTGCTGGGAGAAGATGGAGGTGCCTGCTTTCAATGCAGCCATTCAGCCACACCAGACCCCTTCAATCACCCCGCCTTAGCCGCCTTTACCGCGCCCCAAACGACCCTGCACTCCCACCCCCGCCCCCCGGGCCAAAAACGCCCACGGGTGAAAAATCGGGGTGGCGGCAGCCCACCCCGGGGCCTTTGCAACGCGTTTGCAACGTTTTTGAGCCGCCAAAGAGGCCCGGATGCTGTGATGACAGCACCCCACCCCCCTCAAAACGCCAAAAAACGGGGTTTCCGCGTTTTCGGCTTCACCCCCGCTTCAGAGCCCCAAAAACTGCTTCATGCGGGCCTTGATCCCGGAAGCCGAAGATCCTGACCCCGGCTGCGTATTGACCCGGCTCCAGCCGAAGGCGGCCGCTGGCGCATCAGCAGCCCGCACAGCCAAAGCCAGCGCCGTGCATCGGTCACTATGCCCTTCTTTGGTTCGTGGGCTCCAATAGTTGTACTCTCCATTGGAGATCACCTGCTGCATTTGATGCAGATCCTCACGGATCTCCCGGCTCACAGGCACACGCAGCTTGGTGGGGGCCTCAAACAGACGGCGCATGCGCGGGAAGATCTCGCGCTTGAATCCAGCCGTGAAGGTGCACAGCTCCACTTTTCCCATCTTGTGTTTGGTGGGCTCCCACTCGCCATGCTTCTCCACCACATAGTCCCCCAGTCCGATGCCGGGTCCGGTATAGTCAAAGCAGACGCGGCTCGCTGCTTTGATGCGGTCACTCAGAATGCGCTCTTGATCTGGAGTGGGCACGTTTTTCAGCACCAGCACCTCCCGCGTCCAGAGGATGTCTCCCACGCGTTGCAGCGTCCAGCAGACAGTCGGGTCATTGGTCCGGCCAAAGTCGATTCCTAGATAGGTAGGATTCAGCGTGCCTGCTTCAATCAATGACCAGCTCTCCGTTGCCTCAAAGGATTCAGCCAGGCTGATCACGTCATACGGCAGCAGCACATTACTGCCATCCAGGAATCGGCACTCATACTCCTGACCGAAGCCCTCGTCGTCATCCATTGCGGAACGCAGTTCCTCGATGTTCACCGGCAGCCCCATCAGCACCGCATGATAGATGGTGATGAGATGCTTGCTCCAGACCATCTTGCCCTTGGGCGGCTCATTGAAGATCTTATCAAGCATGCGCCCCTTGCCATTCGGCGTACTCACCACGCGGATTTTCTTCTCGCCACCACGCAGGGGATTGGTGATGCTGGGGAGGATGGCGCGCCAGGTGGCATTGGGATCATCAAAGAAATCAAACTCTGTGAGGATCACGTTCCGGCTTTCACCACGCACGGTGTCAGGCCTTCCAGGCACCGCCATGGCCGAGCTGCCATTGCTGTAGATGATCTCTGAGGACTTCAGCAGGGTCTCTCCGTGAATGCCTTCACGGGTGATCTTTTCATCCTCCATCACCAGGCCAAAGGCCTCAGCCCAGAGTTTCTGTTGATCCAATGAGGACAGACTTTGACGCTCAGACGGAGCCGCGATCATCCAGCCATGCTTGGGATTGATCGTGCAGTCCTCAGCCGCTTCGCCTTCGGAGTTGAAGTCCTTCCCACTCTGACGGCTGGCGCACATGGCCTTGAAGCGGGCCGTGTCATGCCAGTATTCAAAGCCATACTGAAGCAGCTGGCTCTTGGGGTTGGTTTCAGGAAAGGGGTTGCGCCAGCCGTTGGCATTGGCTCCGAGGTTGTGCTGCACGCAGCGTTCTCGCAGCTCTTCCAGCTGCATCTCATGCAGCGGGTTGCCTTTGCGATCGGCAGCCTTGGCCACAGCGGCGACGAACAGTTCAGCTTCCTCTCGCGCCGTGCGTTTGCATACCTTGACCTGCTCATGGAGCTGCTCAATGGCATCGCGCTGACGTTTGTCCGGCTTCATCGTCCAAAGACCTGTTTCCAGCGGGCCACTTTTTCTTCATCGGTCAGCTCCGCGCTTTCCATGGCTTCCTTGGCGGTTCCGACCTTCGACTCAAGCAGGGCCAGCTTGCGCTCCGCCTGCTCCAGCTTCACCGCATCCTGCTTGAGCTTTGCCATCTGGATTTCCTGCTCGCGCATTCGCAGCACATCCTTGGTACTGGTCTCCGGAGACGCAGCATCCTGGAAGATGCGCATGGCCACGAGCTTGCGTGTGGCTTCGTCCATATCCGCGCCATGGCCTTCGAGAAACTCGCGCTCCTGGCGCATGGCCCGCTCCATGGCCCAGGGTCCGCCTCGGCTGGCCTTGTAGCGGCTCAGCGCCCCCAGGCTGGAGCTGATGCTCCACTTCTCCAGCTGCTCCAGCAGATCCGTATAGTGCATCTTCTGATCAAACATCAGCGCCTCAAATTCATCCTGCACCTCCGCTTTTTGGAGGCGCGATAAAAGCGATTCGTTGGTGTCTTGAGCAGGCATAACGGTGGAGATCACAGGCGCTGCTTGGCCGCGAAGGCCTCGCCTTTCTCATCGAGCTGATAATAGGGATCGGCGTCATCCAGCTCGTTCGGAGACTCGATGATGTAGCCTTTGGCGCTGAGATTGGAGAGCGCGTCATCCACCACGGCTTTGAGAGGACGGGGGCGCACGCGCACGTCCACCTGAGCGCGTAGCACACTCAACAGCAGCGGATGCCCCACGGCTTCACGCAGGATGCGGATGATTTCGATTTGCAGGTTCATGGTCGGAGGGATGAGATTAGTTTTTGGCCTTGCTCTTCATGAGATCGTCAAAGCGTTGATGGAGCCGGGAGACGTTGTCATTGAGCGTCCGCTCCAGACTGGCGAGACGCGTTTCGTGGCCCGCCAGCGATGCCTTGTGACCGGCCACGGATTCACTGACAGGATTAAGCCGATCATGCAGACCTTTAACCTCGTTGATCATGAGCTGGGTGAACCTCTTCTCCATGTCATGCACGGCCTGCATTAGTCGCCCTTCGCGCTCTGCACCCGCCTTGGCCACGGAGGCCAGCTCCTCGCTGGTGTGCTGAGCCTGGCGCACGCTCTCGCGGTTCATCGCGTTCAAGGTGTTCTCAAGCTTGTCCAACTCTGACTGAGTCTCCTCTTTGCGTGCATACTCAGTGCGTTTCTTCACCTCCAAAGGCTGAGCCACGTTCAGCGGCTCATCCTTGGTGCCTTTGGCTGCGGTGCCTTTGCGGTAGGCCAGCAAGCCCGTGATCACAAAGCCCACCATGATCATGAAGTACTTCACGAAGTCAGCAGGCACAGAGGAGATATCGGTAGAGGAGGCGAGTGTGATCATGAGCGCGTTAGAAAGAGGGTTAGGCCCACCGCCATTCGGCATCGACAAGAGCAGGCGGCTTGATGCCGTAGAGGAGGCAGGCGGCGGGATTGAGATCAATGCGGCCCCGCTCGCTGATGCGATCACCTACCTTGATCTCTTGGGTCTTGCCTTTGATCCGCACCAGCACCGGCCTGCGAGCCGCCGCATGCACACTGCCCCAGCGCGATATCATGTAGTCCGCATGCACAGCGACGAATGGCGTGAGGGTCTGCGCGGTAACGTCGCCGAACTGACCAATGCCATTGTCTCCGACGCGGGAGCAGGCGATATCAGACTTGCCTGTTTGCTTGCAGGCTTTGAAGCGTGCCACATCGACAGGATCGGCAAAGGTAGAGGCCTTGCCCTTCACCCAGGCCGTTGTGCAGGCCTCACAAGCCGACACAAGAGCATTGAGTGCATTCTGAGACTGCACCCCCCACCAGCCATCCACTGTGACACCGAGGATCTTCTGGATCTTCTTTTTCACCGCCGCAGAGGCTTTGATGAGCGCCTCCTGATCCGTGGGGCTCCACGTTGCGTCATCAGGCACGCCGAGCAGTGCCTGGATGCCTGCGACGATTTGATAGTTCATGGCCATGGGTTCAGCGGGCATAGCGGTTATTGAGTTCATCCACGGCCCGGTCTTCCACCGCATCCCCACGCCACCAATGATAGTAGGCGCATGAAGAGCATGAGATCAGGCAGGCGGCAGCGAAGAGGAATTTCATGGAGTCCTTTCATCCGAGATCCCCCCGCCATGGCCGCATGTGGCAGCATGCTTTCCTATGGCCATGGCAGGGGTTGCGCGGCGTGGGGTGGGTTAATAAATTCATGAGGCAGGCAGCACGCTTGCAGGCGCTTTGCCGGAGGGCTGCACCGGCACCGCTGGCGGCTGCACGGCACTTTGCACGATGGCGCTGGCCTGCTGGATGATCACCGCATCTCCGGGCTGGAGCTTGCCGGTCTGCACCGCCGCCTTGAGGCCCAGCTCTTCGAGCTTGAAAACCTTGCTCACAGTGGAGTCGCTCGGATCGGTGACGACCGCGATGCCCTGCTTCACATTCACCACCTGGCCGGGGCTGATCTTGCCTTTGGCCGCTGCCACATCCAGCCCCAGCTCAGCGAGAGAGACAGTGGCACGCCCGGCGGGAGAGGCCAGCCAGGTCAGCACATTGGCGCAGGAACTAAGCATGAGCACCGATCCCAGAGCCATGGCCTTGAGCGCCGTGGCCACTTCCAGCGGCGTCTGATGCGCGATCTGCTGATGCACGCCATAGCGTGATGCGATCGCATTGATCACGGCCACAGACAGCGCAGCTGGATCATTGGCATCCACTGCATAGTAGGTGCTCGCGAAGGTGATGAGCTGGCTGACAAAAGAACCCAGCGCTGTACGCAGCACCTCCTGGCGCTTCAGCGTCAGCATGGATGGATCAAGATGCAGCAGCTTCGCCACCCATGACCAGACGCACACCGCGCCAAGGATGAGCAGCCCGAGGAGCAGGCTGTGAGAGTTGGGCAAGGTCTCAATGCCATGCGCCGAGATGTAGGCAGCCAGCGCCACAAAGAGATGACGCAGCAGAAGGTTGAGGGATGAGATCATGATCGTGGTGGGGATAAGGATGGAAGCGAGAACTCCAGCCGCCATGCCCCGCCAGAGTGCGCGGCACATCAGCCACCTGGACCGATGTGCCGCACGTCCCCGACCAGGAACACACGGCTTCGTGCACCGCCATTGAGCCACACCCACCCACCATCAGCACCCCGCCTTACCCGCCTTTACCGCACCACACCGGCACAAAAAAGCCGCGCATCTCTGCGCGGCTTTTATCAGGCATCAGACTTTGTGGCTCACTCACTGCATCTTGCGCGGTGCAGTGACGGAAATAAGCCAAAGCATCAGAGCCGTTGCGCCTGCACTAACCGCAAACCACAGGCCGTAAACCCCAACGATAGCCGCCGCCACTAGACCAACTCCCATAGCGATGAATGCAAAGAGGATCGCAAGGTTTTGCAGCCATTCCACCACCACCTCAACCGTGAAGGGGGTAACAGGTGGCACCACTTCAACCGCCTCTTTTTTCTCCGGCTCAGCAGCTGGCTCAGAATCTGACGCGTTTGCTTTTTCTTCATGATGCCGCCTCACAGACATCGCGGCTTCACAGAGCGGCCGATTTTCCAGCTCTGAGTAATCCTGGATCGGCTTCCACTCATCGCTGCCTTCTTTGGCAGCGAGAGTGGCCGTTGTCACCCTCCCACGTTGCAGCATGAGCTTGATGACTGCCGTGGTGTAGGGGCCGATGCTTTGGCTGTTTTGCCAGATGAAAAATTGGAGTGATTTGGACGGCGTCATACTCACATGTCTTTTGTAATTTTAGCCACAGGATAGATCCATGCAAAGTCACCACGGTGAAACTGCATCGGTGGATAGGCCCCATGGTTGTAGGAGCTGAGGGTGATCGTGTCGCCATTGGCTTGGTACACCTTCACCAGTACATCACCACCCTTGTCTTCATTCAGCCTGGCCAGCACCACCTTGCCATTCTTGGGCTGCTGGCTGGGATAGATCAAGGCCACATCTCCAGGCTCTATCCTTGGCATCATGCTGTCACCCGCAAGAGTCACCGCAAATGCCTTGGGATCTTCAGGATTGAACGCCAGAAAACCCTGATGCGTGTAACCTCCATCATCCCAAGCCATATTGGGGCCGCACTGCGCCATGGCCAGCAGCGGCACATACTTGGCCGTCATGCCAGGCGGCAGATGAATGTCTGGCACAGCTCCAAAAGTGCCGACTACAGCGCCGCGTTCGATGGGATGATCTGAACCGCTCATGAGTTCTGATACGTCTAGATCGAGAATTTCTGCTGCTTTGCGTGCCATTTTCTCCCCCATCTGGCTCCGCCCCTCTTCAATGTCGATGTAGGTTCCGACCTGACTATATCCCATGCGCTTTGCCATTTGAGCTGGTGTGTACCCCTTAGCTTCGCGTGCATGCCGGAGCTTTCCACGAGCACCCGTCACATACGATGCCACCTCTTCAGTCGTATGGCCTGCCTGATGCCGCTCTGCCCATTCGCGCTCAATCTTCTCAAAGAGGCCAACCAGCATTGGGGATGGCTCCTCTCCTTTTTCAAGCTGGCTCATCCAGCTTCTACCGATGTGCAGTAACTCTGCAAATGCGGACTGACTGAGCTTCATTTCTCTGCGTAACAACAGCACTCTGTCGGCAAATGTTAATTTTCTGGTCATTTTTATGTTGAAATGTTTAGTGAGTGTGCAATTATCATTTGTGCATAGCGACTGCTTACTCAGTAAACATGAAGCCACAACCTCAAAATTTTAAAACCCTCGTCAAAAAGCGCCTCATCGACCTAGGCATGACCACAACCGGCTTAGCTCGCCGCATCGGCAAAGAGCGCAACACGGTGAGCATTGCCATCAATCACGAGTCGATGTTCCACCCGACCAAAGACCTCATCCGAAAGGAGCTCGGCCTGTCATGAATATCGCGATCCGTCGCATTCGCATTCATGCCTTGGTTGAGGCCGTGCTGCCCCACTTGGCAGACATGCCTCCAATGAAGCGCGCTGATGTCTATGAGGGCATTGCGGAAGCTACCCGCGACACCTCACCGGCTCTGCATGCCAACGCTCAACGGATCGCCTCACAGCTTCGCGACGCTGATCTAGCCCAGATGCAATTCCTCAATCTTTGCAATGAAGAAAGGAGGGAAGCATGAGCCGCCTCAAGTCCATTGATCCTGAGATCACCGTTGATCAACTCAACGAGTTACGACGCGAACTGTTCAACAGTCACCCTGTGCGGCTGGCACTGGCGGCTTCCATCATTGCCAAGATCGCCTCATCAGATGTGGTCGTCTCCTTTTGGGCACCGTCACTCGTCTGCACTGACCGCGACCACCGCGTCCTCAGCACCGCCTTCACGCTCATGATCAATGAAGGTTGGCAGTTCCAATGCCTCACACCCGCTGCGCCGACACGTCCCGCATCCACCATACCCACACTTCGCGCCGCCTGATTTCCCACCCCGACCACCCACCGCCATGAAGCTCACCGTTGATCAGATGTTCCTGCTGCAAGAGGCCTGCACGCTGCGTGCAGAGCAGCTGCTGGAGCGCTCCCATCTTGCCGCCACTGCCAAGGATGGCACCAGCGCCGACTACTGGAAGCAGGAAGCCGCCGCCGCGCATCAGCTCTCCCTGCTCTTCAAGGACGCCATCAAGGTGGAGATCACCACCGCAGCCCTTGAGCCTGCTACTCCAGCCAGTCAGGAGGTGGCACGGGCCGCGCTGCAACGTTCCCAGGCCCGGCTTGAAGCGCAGCTGCAACCACTCCGTCAACGTGCAGCGGCCAAACATCCACTAGCAGCCAGTCAAGAGCCTGCTACTCCAGCCAAGGAGGCACATCCGCAGATAGGCCAGGCACAGGCAGCTTGCCCGCCATCTGCAGCAGCAGCACATCCAGCGCCTTTGGCAGAGAGCCCTGAGGCTCAGGAAGGCGATGCAGCGCGGCATTCCCTGCATAAGCAAGTGCAGCACGCGCTCGCTGAAGGAGACCCCAACGGATCTCTGGAGGGATGGTCTGCTGAAGATCAGGCCCAAGCTTCTTCCGAATCCACAGATCAATCTGCGCCTCTATCCCAGCCGTCACTGGCACCGCAGCGGGGGCCTGCATCCCTGCCTCAGTCTGGCAGCAGCATAGTATCAGCCTCCGCAAAAAGTCAGCAGTCTCAGCCCAGGTCGTCTTCGCATTCATCAGTCCACCCTGCCGAGCCCTGCGGTGACATCAACTGCGACGGCTGCTGCCGCGCTGCCGCCTGAGCCCACCCCATCCACACGCCACCGCCATGAATGCCACCATTGAACGACTGATGGAGATGCCCCGGGAGATGGGCATCGCTCAGGCTGCCTATGTGCTGGGGCGCAGTGAGGACCACATCGCCCGGGCCATCGCAGCAGGCCGCATTGAGGCCCAGGCCGATGAAGGCCGGGGCAGCGGCGCGAAGCGGCGCAACATCACCATCACACGTGAATCGCTGCTCATCTACATCGTGCGCAGCACCACGGGGGACAAGCTCACCCTCATGCGCAGCATCAAGCAGCGCATGCCCGCCAATCTCGTGGCCCTGGCGCAGCTCGTCGCAGCACCACAGCCGCTTTCAGATGCCACCGCCGCGCCTGCACCGCAGACCCAGCGCCGCCCGCGCAACATCATTCCCCATCCGGCTCTCGCTGATCACCCGGAGTTCGATTTCGCGTCCCGCCTCAAAACGGGCGCTTAACCCCAGACCAAACACAGACACCACCCCACACACACGCCATGCACCCGACCCAGCACAGCACCCATACGGCCCGCCGCGCTCCACGCGCCGCCGTGCAGATCCACACCGGCACCATCAGCTGCACCGCAGATGATGTGCTGGACTCCATCGCCCGCCTCGCCAGCAATCAGGCCACAGTCTATGTCCTGATCGCCCACGTCCGCGTGGATCTCGGGCTCACTGACGATGACCTGCCCTGGCTGCAAGAGACACTCAAGCAGCTGGATGAACAGGACCAGATCCGCCTCAGCCCCTATGAGAAGCCGCAGGATCTGGCCCTCTACATCGCGCCCTGGTGTGTGCGCAATGCCAGCGGCATCCCCTGCCACGAGGTCGCGCTGAACGCCGACGCTCCGCCGCGCCACCGCATCGCCCCGCTGATGCGCAAGCACGCGCCCACGCTGCCGCTCTACCCCAAGGCCCAGGAGCGCAGCACGCTCAACCCCATGGTGCGCGCTGTGCGTCAAACGCAGCTCGTCGCCGCGATTGCCAACGACCTGCAAAACATGGGCCGCGCCAGTGCACGCCTGCCTCTCAACCAGCGCCTGGCCAAGCTCTTCACCACCACTCAAACCGGGAGGGCTGCGTAAGTATGACATCACCATCCACACTTATCTGCTTACTCACAGACGCAGAAATAGAGACCATCAATAAAGCGATGATCGACAACATGGAATGCCGCCTTGTGAGACATTCCACGGCAACTGTGATGATCTATGAGCCACTCAAAACCACGAGTGAAGGCTGCACCATCAAGCTTTGTGTCAACCGCACCATCAATGATGCCTGGAAGCTCGCTGAAGCACTCTGGGCAGCCACTAACGAGCCCGGATCATAACCGCCAATCTCACCCATTTTGCCATGAGCCCTCTCCACTACACCGTCCTCAGCGCCTCCTTGGCGCTGCATCTCATCGCGCTGGCGTTCCTCATCCGCCATCTGCGCGCCGAGCGCCGCCGCAGGCTCCCCGGCCTCATCGGCTCCCATCCGCGCCTCACAGAGACGCTGTATCAGCGCCTCAGCCACCGCCAGCCGCAGACCGACTGGCTCAACCCGAACGTCATGCGCCGCAAGGTGCGCGCCTGGCTCAACCGCAACCGCTAATCCCCAACCCCCACACGACTCATCCCATGCAAGACATCACCCCAAATCCCACGCCCCGCGAACGCGCCTCCCAGCTCATCAATGATTACGCCCGCAAACGTGCTGCGCTGATCGCTGTCACCTCTCAGACGCAGGCCGAGATTACGGCGCTGACTGCTGCGCTCAACAAAGTCGCCTCGCCTTACCAGCTGGAGCTTGATCAGCTCGAAGCCGAGGCCAAGCAGCTGGCTTTGGAACATGGCGACGACATCTTCGCCGACGCCCGCACGCTGATCGAGAACGGTTACTGCCTCGGCATCCGCGAAACCAGCGCCGTGCAGGTGGAGGACGAAGAGGTAGCCATCCAGATGCTTCAGCGCGATGTCAAAGTCGCCGAGACCAACAAGGCCACAGAAACAGCCCTGGCATGCAATGCCTGCCTCCGCGTCCATGTGGAGCTTGACCGCGAATACATCGCCCGCCACTACGACGAGGCCCCGGCCTGGTTTGATCAATACGGCATTAAGATGGTGGACAAAGTCAGCGCCAGCCTCAAGCCCGCCCCCAAGCCCCGCGCCAAAAAATCCACTGCAAAGCTTGCCACCAAAGAGGCCGCTGAACTTGCCAGCATGAAGGAGGCCGCATGAGCAATAAACCCGAGCATGCGACTGACTGCCCCGGATGCCCAAGAGGGTGGGTTGTGGGAGCCTTGCTGTGCCCCCTATGCGCCCAGCGCGTGAACACAGCGCATCCAGATCTCTATGACCGCTGGCTGACAGCACGCGGAGAAAAAGACAGGTTTCACCAATCCCCTGAACGCATCGCCACAGAGGCCTATCTGCGCGGCTTCATTGTCGGCACCGCCAAGGCCACCTGGAAACCTTTCTCAAAAGCGAAAGGAGTTCGTAAGGCGTGAACATCAACGATCTGCTCACCTTCGCGCCGCATGGCCGTGACCGTGAAACACTCCCCTGTTTCCCGATCAGCATCGTGGGCAAGCCCATCGAGTGCTCCGACCAGAGCGGCACGATGCGCCTGCTGCCAGGGGATCGCGTGCGCCTTGAAGAGATCCGCAATGACCACGCCCTCGTCTCGCATGTCTCGCTGAAAGGTGGCGTGCTTCTCACCAGCCTGTCTCAGCTCCAGCCCATCGCCGTGGCCAGAGACACCACCCATGATGATGACGCCCTATGAGTGCTGAGGCCACCAAGCTCCGCTCCGAGATCGCCGAGGCCGAGAAGCGCCTCGCTGCACTCGAAAGCCGCCCCGGCCTCACGCCTGTCATTCGGCATCAGATCGAAAAAGCTAAAGAGGGGCTGCGAGACATGCGCATCAAGCTGGCAGGCATGGAGCCACGCAGCACGCCACCATGCCACATCTGCGGCGGCAAGGTGCCTGCTGGCTGGCTGGTGTGCGAGGCTTGTACCCGTGAGGTGCCTGCACGCCTCATGATGATCTGGAAGAGCGCCAGCCACTACCACCACGCCGCCGCCGCCAACAAACAACCCACCATCCAGCTCGCCGAGCGCGAGCGCCTCGCCGCCGAGGCCATCTACAGCCATCTCCGCCAACACAGCTCCGCCATTCTATGAGCAAGAAAACGCCATCCCTTTCCACCCCATCCACAGCCCAAGATGACGCCCTCATGGGACGCCAGCTCACCGAGCAATACAAGCTCGCTACAAGCGGCATGCAGCAGGTCGTCATCTTCGGTGCCATGATGATGCGGCTTCGTGAGCTGCACCCCGAAATGACCCAGCGCGGCGGAGATCGGAAATCAAAGTCCAACGTGGACAATGATCGCCTGACTCTTGCCAAATGGCTCGAAAAATACGCCCCAGAAGTGAAGCGCCCCACCGCTCTGCGCTTCCTCCATGTCACCGAGGCCATCTGCGAGGACTACGCGCAGATCGTCGGGGCCAAGACCGCCAAGCTCATCTCCCTCCCCGACCTCGTCACCACACCAGCCAAGCAGCTGCCCAAAGGCTGCGAAGAGAAGCAGCTCAGCCTCTTTGAGTACATCAACGGCACCAGCCAGAAGAGCTGGCTGGACCGCTTCAGCCCTGAGAGTCCGCAGAAGCGTGGCAGCTCTAGCCGTGGCAATGACAAGCCCCGCGCTAAAACAGCAGCAGAGCTGAAACAGGACGCCGCCAACGAGCTGACCATTTTGCTTAACACCTTCGATGCCTGGTTTGTCGCTGGACACCACACACGCATTGACCCGGATCTGCGCACCACCGCCGACGCCGCCCTCGAAGCAGCCAGGAAGAAACTTCAATCCGTGAAGTAATCATGAGCACTCCCAAAAAAGGCCAGACCTGGATCAATGAAGGTAAGCGCGTGAAGATCACGCGAACGACACGCCATCAAGTTTGGTTTGACTGTGCTGATGGTGGCAAGGGCTGGGCCATGATCCGCTGGTTCCAGGAGAATTTCTGCCAGGTCAAACGCGCTCCTCAAAAGTGATTGCCACCACCATGTCATCTCTTGCCCTCCAGACTTCAGACCACGACGCCATCGGCCAGCTACCGGCCAAATGGCGCGTGCTCTTCAACACGCGCCATCTGACTCTGACGCAGTTTCACAACGGTCAGATCACGAAGCTTGAGGCCATGGATAGGCTGCATGTCAGCCGTGCCACCTTTGATCGTCTCTTGGCGCGTGTGGCAGAGCTTGGCTGGGCTGGATTGGTGCCTCAATACAAGGGCGTCGGCCTGGCAGCTGATAACGGACTGCCCGCTGAGTTCATCAGCTTCTGGAAGCGTTTGGTAGAGAGCTACCAGCGAAAAACCGCCCCGGCCTACAGGCACCTGGTCAGGATCTGGCGCGCCCATCAGCCGTTTGAGCTTCAGGACGAAAAATTCACCCATGTGCCCGGCTATGCAGGCTGGCCAGGCTGGCCCAATCTGCCCGCAGGATGGGGAGGGAAGGGACGCAACCTCTACAGGCATCTGCCAAAGAAGCTGGAGCTGACCGCGCTCCGCCAGGGCCTCGGCGCTGCGCAGGCCCGCTTTGCGCCCAAGGTGCTGAGCACACGCGTCGGTCTCTGGCACATGAGCCATGTGGTGATGGACGATGTGAAGCTCGACTTTAAAGCTCACCTGGTCGATTCCAGCAAGCTCGTGGTGCCGATGCAGCTTGGCGCTCTGGATCTGCTGAGCGGTTCCCGCTTTGCCTATGGCATGAAGCCCCAGCTCTACCGCGCTGATGGTACCAAGGCCGGGATCAATGAAGGGGACATGCGTTTTCTCCTCGCCAATATCCTGACCACCCACGGAATCAGCCAGCGCGGCACCACCTTTGTCATTGAGCACGGCACCGCCGCCATTCGCGGCCCCGTTCGTGACATCCTCACGCGGGCCTTTGGTGACCTGGTACAGTTCAGTGACTCCGGCTTCCGTGGCAAGATTCAGGCGCTGGCAGGCATGACAGATGGGCGCGGCGGCGGTGGCAATCCGAACCATAAAGCCGCCCTGGAAAGCCTGCATAATCTCATTCACAACGAGCTTGCCGCGCTGCCAGCCCAGACCGGCCACGACCGCACCGAGCCCGAATGGCTGGGCGTCATTGAGCGCGCTGATGAGCGCCTCTTGGCACTCGCCCGCCGCCTGCCTCCTGAAGTCATGAAGATGCTGCGATTCCGCACCTTTGAATGGCACTCGCAGCTGGTGCCAATGGTCGCAGCCGTGCTGGACGCGATCAACAAGCGCGATGATCACGACCTGGAAGGATGGGCCGAGCTGGGATTCATCACCCGGCAGTATCGCCTCATGCCCACCAGCTCCGAATGGTGGACCGAATCTCAGCTCATGGAGCTGGCACCGGCCTCCCGCCAGGCCATCCTTGCCCAGGCCGATGCCGACCAGCGCTGCTGGATGCCGCGCCGCCTCAGCCCGCATGAGGTGTTTGAGATGGGCCGTGCCAAGCAGAGCGAGCTGATCAAAGCCCCTGATTCAGTAGTAGCAGAGATCCTTTACTCTGACCTGGCTCAGCCCCGCCGCCTCGGAGACGACGGCATGTTTGAGTTTGAGGACAAGGAGATCGCCCCCGGTGTGCTCACCTTTGAAGGCCGCGTGCTCTGCCCCAATGGCCGCGAGCAGGAGCTGCAATGGGGCGAGACCTACGAGGTCGTCATCAATCCCTTCAATCCCCGCGTGCTCTGGGTGTATTCCGGCACACGCCAGCGCGGCGCATTCCTCGGCATCGCAAAGGCCGTGAAGCGCCACAGCAGGGCTGATGCAGAAGCCGCGAAAGAAGCCTTTAAACGCAGCAATCAGCGCCTTGCCGAGGCCCTCGCTGAAACACGAGACCGCAACTCCCACATCACCCGCCGCGAAACGCAGCGCAACGCGCACAACCGCCGCGTCATCACCGCCCACACCCAGGCCCAGCAGGACTTCACCCGCCGTGCCACGGCCCTGGTGAACGCCTCCACATCCATTCCCGCCCAGGAAACTCAAACCACACACGACCATGAAAACACAGAGCCCGACTGGTAAAGAGGCCGCGCCCAGCGCCGCCACTGCCACCCGCAATGAACAGCTCGCAGCGCGTCTTTTCGCGCTGCAAACACGCCTCAGCCTGTCTGATGACAAGCTGGGCCGCAAACTCGGCTACCAGGCCACCTATGTGAGCCGCTATCGCGGCTACGCCGAGGGTAAATGGCAGGGCAACCTGCAAAACTTTGAAGACGCGATCGCCAATTTCCTCCTGAAGGAAGAGCTGATGCAGGGCGATGACATGCAGCTGGCCGAAGAAGGCTTCTGTGTGAAGTCCGTTTTTGAATACCTCGACTTCATCCACCAGAATCGCCACATCGGCGTCGGCTATGGCCCTGCTGGCAAAGGCAAGACCTGCGCAGCCAAGCTTTACGCCTCCAAGAATCCCACCTGCGTGTACCTGCACATCTGGGACTGGACCACGGGGCGCGACAAGCTCATCAGCGAACTCTGCACCATCGCCCGCGTGCGTTGTGCCAAAGGCGAAAGCAAGGCCGAGGCCCTGGTGCGCACCTTTCGCGATTCCGACCGCCTCATCATCATCGACAATGCCCAGCGTCTGACATCGCGTTCCCGCAAGTTCATCATGGACTTCTTCGACGCCACGCGCACACCCATTGCCCTCTTTGGCAATCCTGAAATCGTGCGCCTCTTTGAGGCCAATGACCAGCACGCCAGCCGCCTGGGCCGCTGCATTGATGTCACCGATGCCGGAGGCGAGGCCCGCTCCGATGTGGACAAGGCCAGCGTGCTGACCCTGCTCAAGGCCTACATGCCTGAAGCCGCCAATGACAAAGGCGCACAGAGCCAGGCTCTGGAGATCCTCCGCGCCAAAGACGGCGGAGCCAGCCGCGCCGTGAAGATGACTCTCAAGCTAGCCGAACGCATCAGCAAAACCGCCACGTCCATCTCTGCCACCGACGCCATCCGGCTGGCCAAGACCCAACTCATTCACCAGGAGGCCGCATGATGAAACTCGCCGGAGCTTATATTGAAGACGATCAGCACCAAAAGCTGTGCGACTTGGCCAAGTCCAAAAATATGACACTGGCAGGTTTTTGCCGTAGACTTTTTGCGGCGGCTTTGGCTGAAGCTGATTCACCTATTCTTGAGCACCCTTCATACGTGCCTGACACCGGTGGCTGCAAAAGCGACTGCGGCCACTCTGAAGAAGAGCATATCGCCTTCGACATGGGACTTTATGACGGTGAACAGGGCAACGAAAAACACCTGCCCCAGCTCATCACCGCCTACACGCCTCGCTGTGTTCTTTTGCTGGAAGCCTGGCACACAGGACACTCTGTCGGAGTAATCAACCGTTCAAAGAGGGAGGGCGCGTAAGCCATGAGCCGCTACTGCACCATTCAGATCAACGGCAAACTGATCCGCATCCGGGTGGATAAAGACGGCGTTCAGCGCCTTCCACGCCTCCGCGCTCTCGACATGCTCTTCTACTGCGGGGCTCTTGATCTCAACAAGCTTGCCACCGCCGTCAAAAGCGAAGGCACCTGCACTGTTGAAACCCGCCGCTGGGTCTATCAGCACCTCGGCTTTTCCGTCTCGGCATACGCCGATGTCTTTCCCCAGGACACCATCATCAACCCTCTCTGGAGCAAATCAAACAAGCCCAAGCCATGAAGTCTCCAAACACCCCATGCCCGCACTGCGGCGACAAATCCCTGATGCCATTCTGTGACTGCCCCATGTCCCAGGACGAACGAGACGGCGCACATTCTACCCATACCATCCAATCATGCGGAGATCCTATTGTTGACCAGGTCAGAGCCAAAATGCTCAGCGGCCCAGATCCAGATGCTGAAGCTGTGGCTGTTGCCCAAAAACTCGCCTAACGCTCCAAAGCTGGGCAGCTCAAATACGGCACCAAGCTCACGCGCACAGACCTGAATCAGCTCGCCTGGCTGATCCACGCCCAGGAAGAAGCCATGGACCTGGCCAATTATCTAGAGGTTCTTATCCAGCGCGCATTGCCTTGGTGCACGAGCTTTGATGAAATGCAGGTGCAGGCTTTGCCATGGCCTGCGAGTTGGAGATGCTCATTCAGAAATGCAGGCCATGAAACAGCCCGAGAGCCATCACTTCCACAACGGCAAAGCGGCCCGCGCTGCTGGCAAACCCTGCCACATCTCCGACGCCCGCATGTCCCACCAGTCACGCACCGAATGGTACGCAGGCTGGAACTATCAGGATGCCGCCATGCGTCCCGCTCCGACTGCTGAAGAGCTGTACCAAAACGAAGGATTCTTCTCTGAACTCAAAGCTTCACTGCGAAAGGCCCCTTGAAATCTACTCAGCCCCCCTCAGACTCACCATGATGAACCAGCCATTTCCATGCGCCAAATGTGGCAAGCTCTCCCGTGAGAGGTATTGCACCGACTGCAGCATGGTCCCCGTCAAGACTTCGGTGTCCATCACCTATGGAGATCTAACTATCCCCTTGGTTCCAGGCTCCAAGATTCATGTGCAGATCACCCAAAAAAAAGTTAGTCTTCACCCATCATTTGTGTGGCGTCACTCGCACCTAAGAACCGGGAATGCAGCTGGCTAAATAACACTTTTCCCACCCACGATGACCTACGATCCACGCACCCGCACTGTTCAATGAGCCCCTCGCAGCGCAAAACCTATTTCGGCACTCTCTGGCCCGATGTATGCCGAGCCCAGGGCTGGAATGTGAAGGACGAAGAGCGCCGCCGCGATGTCACCTTTGCGGCCACCGGCCAGGAGAGCACCAGCAAGCTGAATCAGGATCAAATCACCCTCCTGTGGATCAAGCTCAAATGGCTGGCCGATCCCGCCAACTTTGACAAGGCCTATGCCGACGCCAACCCCGAGATCGCCCTGGCCGAGCACAAGCGCCAGAACGTCATCTGGCGCATTGAGAAGGCTGCCCAGGCCAAGGGCTTGAATGAGGCCTATCTCACCAAAGTCGCGGAGTACAAAGTCGCTCGCCACCGCGTCAAATCCTGGCGCGATTTCCCGCTTCACGAGCTGGTCAATTTCAGCAAGACCATTGCCGCCCGCAAAAAGCATGCAGCCCCTGTGCAGGATAGCTGCACAGAGGCTGCAAAGGACGATAATATTCCGTTCTGATCGCTACGCGGCCAGGAGCTTCCTAGAGGCTGTCTGGCTGCGTTTGATGCGTCTTCGGATGATCACTTCACCAAAGGTCGCATCGGGCCTTATGCGCCGGTTTCCAGCTCCAGAAGGCGTCTCCACGGCCTGGATCTCATGCCCCTTGAAAAGGGCGCGGTTTTCCGGTGCATCGTTCACCGTCACAATCCAGTCCCCTTGCAGGCCGGACACGACACCGGCAAAAGCTGCCATTTCCTCGTGGTTCCAGACCGCGTACATGCCTGTATCCCCAGCGGTATAGGGCGGATCAAAGAACCAGAGCGTGCCTGGGCTGTCGTAGTTCTTCACCAGGCGCTCATACGAGAGGTTTTCCACGGCTACCTTGTCCAGGCGGGCGTTGAAGTCCCGTAGCTTCTCTAGCACCGCAGCCCGGCTGGGCTGGGCATGCTTCCGGCACACCGCAAAAGAGGTGCCGCTGCCGCCAAAGCTCAACCGGTTCCGCAGCAGATACCGGGCGGCCTGCTGGAGCCCTGTCAGACCAGGCTGCTCAATCAAGGCCTCCAGCTCCGCCCGGGCATTGAGCGTGAACTCAACCTCCTGGATCAAGGCGTCCAGGTGATACTGCGCGTGCCGGTAGAGGTTGACCAGCTCGCCGTTGATGTCGTTGATGACTTCTACCTTTGACGGCTCCTTGGCGAGGGTGAGAGCGGCTCCCCCGGCAAAAGCCTCTACAAAGATGGTGTGGGGCCTCAGGAGGGGTAGCAGGTGCGAGAGCAGCCTGGTTTTTCCGCCAGGCCAGCGGATGATGGGTTTGGTATTCAT